GGTGTAGCGATTTGTCAGCCTCAGAGCACTCCAATGCCTCAAACTCTACCGACTTTGCCACAGTCTAATGTACCAGCCACCGTGCCGGGCTTTGGAGGTAAGTGATGAAGCTAGATCACGAGCAGTGGCAGCAGGCTATATCAGATGTCTTTAGCGCTCGCGGCTATTTACCGAAGGAGGTACATGTCGATCTGATCGTGCTGGACGAGGGCAACCAGGTAATTATTGTCTGCGACCATAAAAACCAGCGGCATATCAACGTGCCGATCGAGACTAACGCGCTGGAATGGCCGGTTGAAAAGTTAGTGCGAGTAATAGAGTCAGAGATCGACCAAGCTGATATGGAGGAGCGGGGGTATGTATGAGTGATCAAGAAACCCTAACCAATAAATAGATTATACTTGACAATCTGGCAATACTGTAGTACAATGGTAGTGTTATGAAAGATAACACACAACCACTAAAAATCTACCGTGACGGCCAACTCAGTCGCTACGAAACTTACGCCCCAGTTATAAAACGGGCTATAGTTAACTACCTAAACAAAGTCGATTACTGGATAGCTACGAGCGGGCAGTGGCCGAGTGAAACCGAACGTTAGTCAGGTTTGGCGGTAGAGCGGACGTCCTCGATGCTATAATGCGTTTATGGGTGAGATAACACTAAAACAATACATAGATAAATGTTTTCGCTGGTTTAAGGATTACGTTGATCGTCGGTTCGCTGATCAGCAAGCGGCCGTCGCCGCTGCTCTGGCCTCAGCGGAAAAGGCAGTTAATAAGTCTGCCGTAGAAATTGAAAGTTGGCGTAAGGCCAGTAATGAATGGCGCGGCGCTATGAACGATCGAGAGCGCAACTTTATGCCACGGCCAGAAGCTGAGGCAGCTTTTAAGGATTTGTCAAAACAGATCAGTGAATTACGAACTACTAGTGATACCGATACGGGGCGCGATACCGGTATAAGCAAAACTTTCTCTATTTTGCTGGCGGTAGGCCTAGCCGGACTAACGCTTATTAGCGCCATCGCCGCGGTAGTCAGTATTTATATAGCTTTAAGGCCCCATCCATAAGTCCGGAGGAATGTTACGAAAATATTACTTAAAAAAATATATATCAACACTTATGCTGATGGCGAGCAAAAAGCAAAGCACTAAAATAAATAAAAAGATTTTAGGAGTGTTGCCTATTTTTTGTCTCATAGTTTATTGATTAATCTACCAACCAGTATGCCCGTCATGATCATGCCGATTAAACTGATTATTCCATAAATCAGTTTGTTTTGAAAGTTAAGTTTCGTATTGACTAAAGCGAAACCGTCGTTGATTTGCTGCTTGGTGGCGAACTCGTTATCCATAGTTTTAGCTAGGCTATGGACGTCATCGGAGACATTGTTGATTTGGCGGTCGTCCTGATCCAGGCGGTAGTTAATAAACTCCTGTTCAGTTTTGGGGATTGGTTCGGTTTGGTATTCGCTCATGGCTGTGTTTATTTTGTTTAATGGCTGATATTATAGCAAATAGAGCTAAAGCGAAGTCGCGGAACCTAGACCGATTGCCCAAGTAATATTAACATCACTGCAAGCAACAAGGCGACATAAAATAATAGGTGCTCTCCGGCGTGGCTGTCATAACCACTGCGCCGGTTTTTTGTCTAAAATGTAGCTTCAGGTAGCGTCGGCTCTGCTGACGTTGGAGTAACCTTTTTACTTGACCACCAGTGCGCTTTGCTAGGACTAATACCTAATAACTTCTCAATACGTCTAATACGTTTATGATGGTGTTTTGTTATGCCGTATAAATCAAAAATATCGGCTTCGTCTATGTCGGTGCGAGCATCGATAAGATTGTCGTTTTCGGCGATGGCTATACACAGCGGGCATTCCTCGTTCCATTTGGCCGCGTAAATAATTTTGCGGTGGTTGTTCTGGCAGGTGCGCAGGTTGGACATTTAGTAAGCTCCAAACCAGTGCCCGAAGATGTAAAGATAGACTATTAGGCCAGTTAAAATTAAGATGATTTTTATTATTTTCATGGCTAAATAATTATACACATTTTGGGGATAAGTCGTCTCTTTGGTGGATAAGTTTGGTTTGCCAAGCATGGCTGGCGAGAGTATTATATAATTCCTACGGTGTGACTAATCATGCGCCGTGTTTAATAAATTAACTCAGGGGTTGCACTCCGAGGCTTGTGTTGGTATGCTATTAAAGATTAGTTACACATTCTCTTGAAGAACCCCTTAAGCATACGAGGGGTTTTTCTATGACTCAAGACGAAGTGGAAGATTTGTCGCCCGAAGAACTAGAAGCTATGGCTGACGCTCAAGAATGCCGGGAAGTCGATGACTATCAGCAGGAGCAAGTTGAGTGAAGCGTAGAATGTTTGATCAGTCCATTGTTGAAAGCGACATCTTTTTGGATATGCCCCTGTCGTCACAGTCGCTTTACTTTCATTTATGTATGAACGCTGATGATTACGGTTTTGTGAGTCCGAAACGTATTATGCGAATGCTGGGTGCCACAACTGACGATTTGCAAATCCTAATAGCCAAACGATATATATTGACATTTGAGTCAGGAGTTGTTGTTATAAAACACTGGCATAACAACAATACGGTGCGTAAAGATCGTGCGCAAATGACGACTTACACGCTCGAATTTAATAGCCTTACCTCTAATGAGTTTGGAGCGTACACAGAACGTCGCAAAATAAAAATGCCGTTAATAAAAAAACAACAACATAAGAAGTTAATTAACCAAAAAGTTAAAAATGACAACCAAATGTCACCCGAGATTAGATTAGATAAGATTAGATTAGATAAAACTAATAATACTAACGTATTATTGGCGGACAGACCGCCAGACAAACGAAAACCGGAAATTAATTCAATGTTTGAATGCTGGCGACTGAACGTTGGCTACGATATTGAAGCAAAGGTACAAGCGAATCGCAGAGCGTGTAGTAATTTACTTAAAAAACATGGAGAGACAAAACTTACCCAATTAATTAACGGAGTTGCTTTAGCGCATAGTGATCAATATGCACCGCGCATATCCGATTTTTGTGATCTACAGTCTAAGCAAAACCAGTTAATCGCTTGGGGTAACTCTCGGAAAAATACAGCTGGAAAGGTTGCTAAGATACGATGACGGTAAAAACATTTGAAGGCCGCGAGTTTTATGTAACCAGAGAAGAAGCCAGATTAATATCGAAAGCTATAGATGGAGGTAGCGAATTTATAACTATTGGCGTGGACATAATCAACCGGCGTTCAATTAGTGGCATTTTCGACGACAGTAGCGAAGTCGGTAAACCAGTAGAATCAATCGGCCAACTACTTAGTCCAGGCGAGAAGCAACGAGCTAAACGAAGTACGGTTGCTAAAATAAGGGAACAACTTAAACGGAGAGGTGTTATTAACTAATGTGGTATAATTACCTTGTTAAAGCAAAAAAAGAAAGTGTGAGATATGATCGCAGCAGGCATTATCATTTTGGTAATATTGGCGTTTGTGGCGGATGTTTGGTACATAAGCGGCGGACACAAAAAGCTATTGGATGGGTAGCATGAACTACGACTACGAAAAGGTTTTGGCTGACGTGGTTAACGACATTAGGGCCGACAAGTCGATTATGCAGCCTTGGAAAAATAAAGCTATGGCCAGGATTCAAGAGGCTGCTGTGTTTGTTGATCATGGTAAAAAAATTAGTTTGGCTAAACCGCCGGAAGGTCTACCCTCTGCTGGGCCTAAGTTTCCGACACCTCAACCACTTGGGTGTATTTGCCAACCAGATATGCCACCACGCAAAGATTGTCCGGTACATGGTCGTGTATAATCTTGGATGATGGAAACTCGGCAAAAGTCGTCTGACGAAAAAACCCAAACAGGAATACAGCCCTACAAGCAAGCCGTTTTTGATCAGTGGTTAACCTGGAAAGCTTGCGCCGGGCTGATCGTTGACGAGGAGAATAACCATATCTACAAGATGACATTAACTGATTTTTGTCAACACTTTGGTATCAACCGTGATACGGCTAGAAAATGGCGCAACAAGACTGCAAACCTGGGTAAGCTTATCGAGCAGCGCCGGGACGAAATAGCGCCACAAGCTAAGGTCGGCATGGTGTTTAATCAAATGTTTTTAACCGCTATGCAGAGCCAGGATAAGCGTGCCGCGGTTGACGCCCAAAAGGCTTACCTAGGTCATTTTGGTAACCTGAGAACGCCGGTACAGCGCCAGGACGTTAAGGTCGAAGGTTTAAGCTGGGCCGATCTGGCTCAGAAAAAACGAAACGAAAACAAAGTAATCGAGGGTGAGGTTGTTGATGCCGACGCAAACCATAGCGCCTGAAGACTTTGATTTTCTTCACGACCTCTACCTCAAAAAACCAGAGGACTTTGTAACCGAAGTGCTAGGCGCTAAGTGCTGGCAAATGCAAACCGATATTGTCCGTAGTGTCTTCAAAAACAAAATCACGTCCGTTAAGACCTGCAACTCGGTTGGCAAAAGCTTTATAGCCGCTAGGATCGTAGTTACCTGGCTAATGCTTTACGAGGACTCCGTAGTCGTTACGACCGCGCCGACATGGGCGCAGGTAACGGACGTACTATGGCGTGAGATAGCTAGCACGGTTAAGTTGTCTCGCTACAAACTAACTGACAATGAAGTGCTGCAAGCTGGCTTAACGCTTGGCGAAAAGTGGTATGCCGTCGGTAGGTCAACCGCTAAACCTGAAAACTTTTTTGGTTATCACGCCGATCACTTGCTGGTGGTGGTTGATGAAGCTGGAGGGGTTGATGAGCCGATCTTCAAGGGTGTGGCCGCTATTACACCAAACATCAATGCTCACATTTTGCTGATTGGCAACCCAACTAAACCAAGCGGCACGTTTTTTAATTACTTCGATAAGCCGGAACTGGGAGCCAAACGCTACACGATTAGCGCTTTTGACAGCCCGAACTTTACAGCGCTTGAAATTAAAACGGTCGACGATCTGGTAGCTATGTTTACGCCGCCGGAAGACATCGACCAGGTAGATTGGATCGCAGCGGTTAACCAGGAAATCCAAAACAGGCTTGACCCGACCTTCGCGGCTCTAATCGATCCAGCAACGGTTTATGGCCGCTATCACGAATGGGGTGCCGATAGTCCGGCTTGGCAAGCACTGGTAATGGGTGAATTTCCAACCGAAGGCGATCAACAACTTATCTCTACGGACTTGGTATTGATGGCTATGAACATGAGCGGCATCGACGAGGATAGCGGTAAAACCTACGCCGAGCTGTCTGGCTGGGACATTAGCGACGGAGCACCGGAGTATGGCCTGGATATGGCACGTTACGGCAGTGACAGCACCGTGTTAACTCCTCGCCACGGTGGCTGGGTTGAAGACCAAATCGCTTGGAATAAAACCGATTTGATGACATCGGCGGATAAAGTTATAAACATCATCGACATACTGAATCCTAACCTACGGCTTAACATTGACGATACTGGCAATGGTGGTGGCACGACTGACCGGCTGAGGCAGATCAGCAAAGAGCAAATTGGTTTGGGTAAACCTGTGCATCAATACCAACTGGCAGCTTATAACTTTTCTAGCAAGGAGATGATGAAGCAACCTGAAAAATATCACGACATTACCAGTGAGCTTTACTGGAACTTAGCCGGCTGGTTTAGGCGTAAGCAAATCGCTATCCCCAAAGACATGCAACTGCGTGACGAGTTAATTGCCCGGCGCTGGGGCGTTATGCCTAACGGCAAAATTAAAGTCGAGTCCAAGGATGAATACAAAAAACGCACTGGGGGCCGATCGCCTGACCGCAGCGATAGTTTAGTTTTAGCCTTTGCCGGAGGTTTAAGGCCAATACGTCAAGCGGCAGAATACCAAGCTACCGACAGTAGCGAACCAATCCGTCAGCCCTACACGAGTGGCTTAAAGCGGGGAAGCTGGTAAACTAAACTCAAATGGCTACAACTAATCAAGCCCTACTACCACCCAATGCCACTAGCCAAATCGGTGCCAGCGGTACTTACTTCTTCAAAGGCTACATTACCGCCGAGGAATATAGCATTGATCTGCAAGGTAAGTACGGCCTGCAAGTCTTTGACGTTATGCGCAAAAGCGACGCTACGGTTCACGCCGCGTTGCAAGTATGTAAAAACCCGATACTTGGCTGCGAGTGGTTTTTTGAACCGGCTAGCAATGACGAGCAAGATCAGAAAATCTGCGACCATGCTAACTTTGAATTCTTTGAGCGCAAGCTGGATTACTGGAACGTGCTGCGCGAGGGGCTAGGCTTTTTGGAGATGGGTTTCTTCATCGCCGAGCTGGTTTACGACACCGAGGCTAAATGGGAAGGGCAAAGCTATATTGGCATAGACAAGATCGCTAGCCGTAAACAACGCTCAATCCTCAAGTTCATGCAAGACGACGATACGCCAGGCATTACTCAAATCCTGCCAAGTGGCCGTACGGCAATGGGCGGTGGCGGAACTACCGCTAATATTCCCCGCTCTAAGCTGCTGTATGTGGTTAACGACCAAGAGGGCGATAACTACTTCGGTATTAGCTTGCTGCGTTATGCCTACAAACCCTGGAAGATCAAAGACGCTTTGGAGATTATGAACGCCGTAGCGCTAGAGAATATGGCGCTAGGTATCCCCTACATCAAGAAGGGCATGAATGGCGAGACGATTGACGAACCTGAACTAGAAAAACTGCGTACCCGCTTACGCCAGCAGCGAGTCAACGAAGAGGCGTTTTTAGAGTTCCCAGCGTCAGTTGAAGTCGGTTGGATGGACATGAAAGGGCACACGACCAAAGATGTTATGCCAACGATTGAATACCAAGACCGCCAAATATTACTATCCGTATTAGCTCAGTTCTTGTTACTTGGCGCTAATGACGCTGCCGGCAGCCGGGCGGTTAGCCAAGATCATAGCCGACTGTTCGTTAAAGCGCTCGACGCCGTGGCTAAACAATGGGAGTCGGCTTTTCAACGTGACGTGGCTAACAGATGGGTTGACCTCAACTATTCTAATCTGCCAAATGGCTACCCTAAGCTTAAGCACAGCACTATTAGCGACGAGGATGTAACCGAAGTTTCTAAGGCCGTGCAAATGTTGATGAGCGCCGGTGCTGTTCACCCTGATCGTGATAGTGAAAACCGCTTTAGACGAATGCTCAATATGCCTGAGTTAACCGAAGAAGATTACGAAGCTTACGATAAAAACATTGCCGCTAAGGCTGAAGCTGAAAAGATTACTGTGGCGGGTGTTCCTCCGATTGGTGGCACATTACCAGCGCCAGACCCAAACGCTCCGGTGCCACTAGGTCAACCTCAACCGCCGCAACCAGCACCCAAACCACCCGCTAATGCTACGGAAGCTATCGCCCAAGCCAAACAAGCCCAGCAAAAACTGATGCGACTAGTAGGGGCGTAAATGAACACGCTAGAACGTGAGGCTGTACGTTTAACGGCTATGTTAGCTGCTACCGAAAACTTTGCCCCAAGCTACAGTAATACTCCCGAACAGCACGCCCAGCTGATTAAAGCCGAAGCCGAATTACAGCTAGTGTTAACCAAGTTTTTCAAGAACATGCAGTCTAAAGTCCATGATTTCGTTAACTGGCAGCACTACGAATACCAAGTCGGCCAAAACAGACATAACACGCTCGACAGGCAAAAGCTGGACTACAACATTGACGTCATCGTTAACGACGAGCAGATTGATAACAACGATACGCCGTTTATAAAACTTACGCTCAAGACCATTGAAAAAGCTACTAAAGCTGGTTTTATTGCTGCCGAGCTAGCGCCTAAAGCGCCGACGCTTGGTTTGCCTGGCGTCAACGCTATCATTCAAAACCTGTCGACTAAACATGTCGCTAGTCTGGTAGGTAAAAAAGTCCTGAAAGACGGTAGCATTGTCGATAACCCGAATACCGCCTACAACATCATGGATACGGTTAGAAACGATATTGCCACGAGCATAAAAACCAGTCTTGGCCTTGGCGAAACAACCGACGAAGCTGTACAGCGTATGTCGGACATCATTGACCCGGTTGATCGAGCCGAATTAATCGCTCAAACCGAAAGCGTTAATGCCTACAATGCTGGGCTTATGGAGTTTGGTAATCAATCTGATGCAGTTGGCAAGGAATGGGAAACGGCTGGTGCCGAGGACGAATGCGCCGATAATGAAGCTGAAGGCCCAATACCGTTTGATGATGATTTTGTTAGCGGCGATAGCGAACCTACCGCCCATCCTAGGTGTAGGTGCGCCCTTAGACTGATCTACCAGGAAGAGTGGGATGCCGGCGGATACGGTTGACAAAAACTGAGTCAGCTAGGATTATTAAAACAACATGGCTACATGGACATCAAAATACATAAACTCCTTACCAAACAGTAGCTTTGCTTGGATAGACAGCAAAGGCGGTCGTCATTTACCGTACAAAGACGCAAACGGCAAAGTTGATCATAACCACACCGCAAACGCTCTAGCTCGGCTTAACCAGGTTCAGGGCATGAGCGATACCGAGCGAGCCAGCGTCAAAGCCAAACTCCAAAAAGCCTTAGCTCAAACGCAAGCTTCACTTGACGACGAAGAAAAACTGACCTTTAGCGCCACCGCGATTACGCTTGACAGCGAAGGCCACGTACCGACTAAGTTTCCATTGTTCGTAACTGGCGACTGGAAGAATAGCGTCAAAGGCAACTTCAAAGTAAACCTCGATCACTTGAAACAGATGAAAGAAAACTTTGATAATGGCGTCGGCTTTCCAACAGAAGATGCCAGCACTGGTTTAGCTATCGATTTTGCTCACAACTACGCTGATGAAGCCGCCGGCTGGATAAAAGGCCTTGAGCTGCAAATTGACCCAAGCGACGACACCAAAGCCACGCTTTACGCTAATCCGGTCGAGTGGACAGAAACCGGCTCGCAAGCTATTCAGTCCGGCAAATTCAAATGTGTATCTCCTATGGGCAGCTTTGGCGAGAAGAACGGCAAGCTGTCAATGTGGGCGAATCCAACTAATCTCAAAGAGAAAATTGCCAATGTTATCGAGGGTGCCGGGCTAACCAATATACCTTTCCTGAGAGGCATGCCGCCAATACGTGCTGATCGCACTGGACATTTGACACAGGATTTTGATAATGTAATATACGTCTATGACCTCGAACAAAAACCAAAGGAGCCAAGCATGAATTTGGATGAGCTACGCGTAAAGGAACGAGACGCACTAACCGTCCCTGAACTAGATTTTATTACCGAAAAGAAAACCGAGCTAACCAAAGAGGAGCTTACCAAGTTCAAACTCGACGCTGAAGACGAAGAGGAAGAAGAAGAAGAAGGCAACGACGCCGACAAATTATCCGACGAAGAAAAGCAGACACTAGCCGCCATCAAAGACGGCAGCAAAAAGGTTGTCGACGCTACAACCGATACTGTGGAAAAAGACCGACTTAATCGCATGGAAAGCACAATCGATAAATACCGCAACGAGGATGTACAGCGCACCTTGGACAAACACGTTAAGCGTGGCGCTATTAAGCAAGATCAGGCTAAACTCGATGGTTTCTGGGGCAAGCAATTACTGGAAGCCGCTAATGAGGACGAAGAAAAAACCGTCAAAGACGCTCTTGACGCATTGCCCGCTAATGAGCAGCTGGCTAACGAGATTGGTACTGGCGAGGATGTTAATGCCGGTTCTACCGCTCGTGAGCAACTTGACGTATTGGCTAGAGAAAGAGTCGACAAGGCTGCCAAAGAAGGCAAAGAGCTGCTTTACTCTGACGCTCTGAAACAGCTTTACCGAGAAAAAGAAGACCTACGCAATCAAGACCGCCAAGAACAGCTAACTAAGGCAGGAGCATAACCATGTCGCAATATTCAACAGGCCGCGCATTATCAATCATCACTGACGCTGACTTAAGCGCGGTTGATTCAGGCGGCGTACCAGTTAACTTGTTCCGTATCGTGTCTTTGGCCGCTTCGACTGCCAACACTACGCTTCGCAAAGTCGTTTTAGCTACTTCCGCTACTGACGCTAATATCATTGGCGTGCTTAACAACAGCCCGGCTGCCGGCGAGGTAGCCTCGGTTATTGCCCGTAACGCTGAAGGTACCTTTAAGGTCAAGGTTGGCGTTAACAGTGCTGGCGTATCGATTAACGATCTTTTGACTTGTGATACTGATAGCGGCGCGATCACGACTACCACATCAGGTAACATTGTTATCGGTAAGGCTATGGAAGCTGGCGTTGCCGGTCAGGTAATCGAGTATCTGCCAATCAATCACTTAGAGCAATCATAAACTAGAGAAGGAAAACAAACATGCAAGGCCAATATTTTACCCCGGATATCCCACTAACCAACGTTTCACAAGCGTTCTTCAACGACCCGACCCAGTTTATTGCCGAACAACTAGCGCCTATGGTAAGTGTCCCTAAAAAGACCTTCAACATCTGGTTCTACGGTAAAGACACCCTGAAGCAAGCGCTTGATGACACTAGAACTCGTTTTGGTGAAACCAATCAAGTTCAGGGCAACATCCAAAGTAAAGCCTTTGGCCCGCTGCGTGGACACGAACTTAAGGATGGTATCGACTTCGACCAAGACGAAATGGCTGAAGCGCCACTAGACTTCGAGATCGACATTACTAACTTGTTAAGCGAAAAGCTAGCTATCACTAAAGAGTTGGCTGTCCACTCGCTACTTTCTAGCACTTCCACAATTACCAACAACGTAACTCTTTCCGGTACTAACCAATGGAATAACTACGCTAGCTCGGCTCCGCTTGACGACATTCGCTTGGGTCTTGATACCCAGCGTTTGTACGGCCTAAAGCCTGCCAACACGATAGCTATGAGCTACGAGACATATAGCTGGCTGTCTAGGCACCCACAGTTGATCGAATCCGTTAAGTATGCCGGTGTCGTATCTCTAACTCAGGAAATGATGCTTAAGCTGCTAGCGCAGTGGGGTGTACAGAACTTGATAGTATCGAGCGCTGTTTACGACTCTGCCGCTGAAGGTTTGGCTGCGTCTAACGCTTACATCTGGGGCCAAGACGTAATTCTAGGCTATGTTACAAAAACACCAGGTCTGCGAACAGTTAACGGTGCTTACACCTTCACTCTGGAAAATGGCCGTTACGTTGACAGTTGGTTCGAGCAAGGCAAGAAAACTAAGTGGATCAGAAATAACGACTACTACGTTCCTCAAGTAGTTGGCGCGGAGGCATTTTATCTCATAAAGAGTGCGATCGCATCAGGACTATAAGGTAGGCCAATATGAACACAATCGACATTGACCTACAACCTCAAAAGAACGAAGTACGCAATCTGGTAATGACTAACTCTGGCTACATCCGTCGCCAGAAGTGGACTCACCCGGCCGTCAGTTCGGCTACGGCTATCATGCCAGCCATCATTACGGCTGCTAGTATTCCCTCGGCTAACTTCTATACCTTTACCGTAACTAGCGCTAACGCTACGGCTGCGGCTACCTACACCAATAACGGCGTTACATATACTGTTCTAGCTACTATTTCCAGCGGCACAACCCTCTACTTAAGCGGTAGTGGTGCGCCAAGCGGCACGACCTTAACTAAGGCTTCCGGCACTGGTGACGCGACTATTACCTTCTCGGCTGCCACGGCTGGTTTTGGCCAACCGGACTTTCCACGCATAGTCACGATTGTTAGCACGGGCAGCGACCATGACGCCGCAGGTGTAGTTACTGTTAGCGGTACAGACATTAGAGGCGCTGCTATTAGTGATGCAATAACCTTAAATGGCAATACCAGCGTTAATGGTGTAAAAGCCTTTAAGACCATTACCAATATCGATACTTCAGCCTGTACGGCTATAGACGCTAATGCCGGCGTTGAGGTTGGTACTGGGGCGGCTTTAGGACTTGATCGGCTAATGGATGCTGACGAATACCTGCAAGGCTCGTATGACGGCACCTTTGAAGCCACAAGAGCTACTATTGCCTATAGCGCGACTGTTATTAGCCAGAATACCGTTATCTTTAACACCACTTTAGGTAATACACATACTTTCCGAGCCGTCTATGTCACCAAAGAATTAACAAACTCTAACGCCACCACTAGCTAGGAGAAATAAACGATGCCATACAAAGTAGTATCTCAACTTAATCGCAACGGACAACTTTACAAACCCGGGGAGATCATTAGCGACCTCGATGCCGAAGCGGCTAAGGAATTACTGAGCTATGGCGTGATTGAAGATACCGAGGCCGCAGCGTCAGAAACCAACACCGAGACCCCGCCAGCACCTAGCGCAGAGGAAGAACAACAGCTTGAGCGTGGCACCGTTGACTCTCAGGTTAACGAAGCAGTTAAAAAAGACCTAGCCGACAACGAACGACTAGCCCAGACACCCGGCGAAGTCATAGTCAACAACAAGCCAAGTGGTATCGTGGCTAAAGCTAAAGCGGCTCTCAGTGGCGATAAAGCACCTAGCGCAGAGGAAATCGCCAAAGATCCGCAGCTGCAGCAGTAAATAAAGCGCTAATGGTAAGGGCGTGATCCTGAAAGGACAAAACCTTGAGATACAAAATCCAAAAATACACATCGTCCGTCACCATCCCGCTAGGCTCTGGCAGCATTCAAGATATACCCACCAGAGACATTAATGGCCTACTTAGGGCTTTAGTTATCACACCACCAGCTAGCCTAACTGGCAGCTCTTATTCGGCTCAGGTCGGCGATCTTAATACGTTTTCAACTCTTAGCGCCGGCTCAACGGCTACAAAACTGGCTGACGCCAATAACTACCCACTAGCAATACCGGTAGCCTGCCAAGCCAATAATCCTTGGCTGACCATCGCTGTAGCTGGCGACACAGGCGCAACTGGCGTACTGACCAGCAACAACACCAATGTTAGCAATGCCGACACCGTTACCATTGGCTTATTAGCGGGTGGCACTAAAGTTTATACTTTCAAAACCGCCTTAACCGAAGCTTATGCAACTGGCACTGTAACAGATGGCAATGCCACCAATGTTAGCGATGGCGATACCCTGACGATTGGCAGCACGGTTTATCGCTTTAAAACAGTTATGCTGGCCAT